AAATACAAGCTGCAGCTGTAACCGTTTTACCTTGCTGTCTGCCCTCCATTAAGATAACTTTACGATTTTTTAGAATAATATCTACTTTTGTTTTTTGACAATCGTATAATTTAAAGAGTTGTAACCCTCTATCCAATGTGATAATTTGACAGAAGTTTTCTATAAAGTAGATTGGATCTTCTTTACACTTAACATATTCTTGTAATTGTTCTTTGGTGAATTGATGTTGGTAACCGACGGCCTTTAGATTGGGATTGCCGTGGTAAGAGGTTTGATCTTCCATACTTTATTTACCCCTCAATAACTTTCGGATCTTTTTCTTCTCTACCAAGTGCCTTTAAAAGATCTTTTGTGCTTCCAACAAATAGATTATTATTTGTTACCTTTGAAGACTTTCCTGTCTCACCTTTAACTCTTTTTGCTTTGTCCTGCACGTCTAACATACCCTGTGCATTGTCTTGTAGAGTTTTAATTAACTGTCCTGCAACCTCATAAGCCCTAGGGTGATCACTATTTTTTGCGATATTAAGGATGCCCTGTATTGCCTCTTCACTATAAGTAGCTGTTCTTTTTAAAATATCTCTGGCTTCTTGAAAATCTGATTCTAACTGCTTATCATGCGTTTCAGCAGGAACAGGCAAATCCTTTTCTTCCCTAACTTTAGTTAATGTCTTATCTAAAGCAGCCGTAGGACTTGTTTTAAATTTTTTATCTAATTTCTCAAATGGATTTTCAGCCGACATCTTCACCCTCAAAACTTTCCAATATGTTGGTTATGTAATCATAATCATCTGCTGGAGTTAACTCTTTATTTATAGTTCCATCAGAACCTATAGCACCAGAAACTTTTACTTGCTTTAAGGCATCTAAGTTTATATCTGTATAAAGCCTTGCAATAGACTCTTTAATAACGGTTGCTGATCCTACATAGCCAAAGAAATTAATTCTCATATTAAAATTTAAAGTCCAAATAATACTCTGTCTTTGAGAGAAATCTCCTTCATATTGGTCCTCATAATCTACGCTGTCTAATGTGATTTTAATGTCTCTTTTAATACCTAGTTCAGGAAGTTCATTAACTGTAACATTGAAATCTGGATTAAAGTATGGGAAAATTTGCTCTACAATTTGTAAAGCATCTTCTTGATTTTTAGCAAACACATATAAAGACAGCTGCATATTATATGGAGTAGAAACAAAAGACTGTCTAACTGTATTAGTGTCGTCTCCGGCACCAACTGCTCTATTTTTTTGTATGGGTGATATCTTTCTAGAAGGATCATATGTTAAAGAAGTTATTTCAAAACCCATTCTAGGAAGAATTAATTGAACATCTCTAAACTGTTCATCAGGCACAGCTCTAATTCTAGATAAAAACTTTTGTTTTGTTGAGTACGCCAAAGGAACCCTTAGCGACTGATTAACTACACCATCACTATCCTTCCTTTCAATGTTTATATTATTAAAGATGGTACCAAAAGCTATAATAGCCTTTTTTATGTGTTGGTTGTAAAATGTTTTATTCTTAAACATCTAATAGCTCTCCAAACGGATTTCTTTCAGAGAAATCTAATATACCCTCAACGGAATTTAGATTTGCGAAATCCTCATTATCTGTATTGGCATTAGTTTTTTGTGATGAGTATTCTTCTAATATCATTGTACTAGCATCTTCCAAAGTAAACAGTCCGCCGTCCTCAAGTAAGAATTGATATCGTAACATATCTAGACTGTTTGTCTCCATGATATCATCTGCATCTGTTCCAGTATCGAGAACCTCTGAACTGTATACAAACAATTCACATTGCAATTTAAATACATATAGCTTGCCTGCCTGATAAAAAGGGTCCGCAAACTCCACGTACTTAATTTCAAATATAGAATTTGTCTTTGGAAAATATAAAAGATCTCCTTCGACAGGACGAGAATCTAACTGAAATTCTCCCTCTGTAGAGTGAACCATTTCTTCCCATCTACGTCTTGCCAATATAAAGGTAGCTTGATCTCTTATCTCTATACCAAACTTACTAAACAGCTCTCCTTCTCCCTCGAAGCCGTTTACATTTTCCAAATACATTTCTAAAGGATATGCCTGTGTAAATTGAGATAACTGATCTTCATCAAAGATAGTATCTTCATTTACAAGCGTTCTAGGCATGTAATAGATGTCGTGTCCGTATATTTTTAAGGACTCTATGATTAGGTCTTCAATAAGACGTTGTTCAGAGGTAACTCCAATTGCATCGCCTGATTGAAAATAAAAATTTGTAGGCATCTTATCCTACCATAAACGTTGGAGGCAATTCATATCTCTTTTGCATTTCATCTTCTATAATATTTATTTCCTGCACTGCTTCTTGAAATATTTGATCTCCGTTGAGTGTAACTCCTCCTGGTAATTGTATCCCCCCAAACTTTTTCATATTTTCGCCCCACTGTCTTTTAATGAGAGCGGTGGCATATTTTTTAAGGAACATGTCATCATATACTTCGGCATAATCTGCAGGGTCTAAAATTGCGTATGCCTCAGCAACAACATAGTCACCAGGGTTGAATGTTTTATCCCAATCTGTATCTATATAAAGTTTATTAGTTTTTCTATTCCATCTAATCTGTCTAGATGATACTAATAATTGTTCTAATGTTGTTAAGTGAGATTGCACTATTGTATAATATTGCATATCCGCACCCATTAGATTATATAGATCATTTTGTCTAAACTGATACATAATATCAAAGAGGTTGCCGTCTCTTGTGTTAGCTGTGGCTGCACCTCCAAAATTAAACAGCCTCACAATACCTGTAATGCCATTGGAAATTGGGATCCAACCCTTTTCAATATCTCCCTCTTCATAATGAGACCCCGAAGATAAAGTAGCAACGTATCCAGATTCTGAGCCTTGAATTTGCTCACCTGCTTGAAATGTTCCAGAAACTTTTTCTACAGTTATTTCAGAACCACTTGCGGCATGTATAACAGTTGTTGCACCAGATGTATTCCCTGTAACTTTCTCTCCTTTGTTAAAGTTACTTGCCACAGGAGCCTGTAAATTTAATTTGCTTCCTGTTATCTCGTGCTGAACATAAGTTCTTTCTGTACCATCGAAATGATACTCTTGCCAATACTGCAAGGCATCGTCAATCCTATCATTGATTTGATCTTCATCAACATTGATCTCTATAACAGGAAACCCTAGCCTCCTGAGACAGTAATCAATAAGTTCTTGCCTTGTAGATAATGCCATTAACTTAATGCTCCTAAATCTTCTGTTTTTTCTTGTCCTCCGGGAGTTACCTTATTATCAAAGTTAGCGACTAAACTAACTCCAAAAGCATCTGTTCCGCTAGACAAAGAGCCTAGATCTCCTGTTGGAAATACAAGACTCGGATCTGATACAGAATAATTGCTAACTTGCACAATGTTACCATTTGAGTCTTTAACAAATATTGCTTTATCAGAGAGATTGATAGCCATTTCCCCCACTGCTAGATCACTAGCAGTAGGAGAGGATGAAGCTGTCTCACTTCTTTTAGGTTTTATGACGACATTATTCATATATTTAACCTATTAGTTTAATAATGTACCACTAGAATCATATATGTTGATTCTAAATCTGCTATTAGCTGCTGCTGCTGTCATCAAAACAGTATCTGAATCACTAAAGGACTCACCGCTTGTCTGAACATTAGCACCTGCTAACATGGCAAACTCTACTGTACCTGCACCAATTGTTGCAGTTAACGAAGCATTAGCACTTCCATCTATACTAACTGAACCAGATAAATCTCCGCCTAAGCTAAGAGTTCTAGCTGTTGTCCAGGCTGCTGCAGATGTTGCTGTAGCTGCATTTCCTGAGGTATCTTGGTCACCGGCTGTGTTAACTCCAGGCAAGTTGATATTAGCAGTACCATCAAATGATACTCCACCAATAGTTCTTGCAGTTTCTAGAGCAGTTGCTGTGGCAGCATTTCCTGAGGTATCTTGGTTACCGGCTGCGTTAACACCTGGTAAGTTGATGTTAGCAGTACCATCAAAACTAACTCCACCAATAGTTCTGGCAGTTGCTAGTGCTGTTGCTGTGTCGGCATTACCTGTAACATCACCGGTTACGTCACCTGTTAAGTTTGCTTCAACTGTTCCAGCTACAAATGTCTCTGAACCAATCGTCCACTTATCATTTGTTTCGTCCCACAAGAATGTTTTGGCAGTTGAACCGCCTCTGCTGATGCTAAGTCCAGCATCTTCTGTGGGTGAACCAGATGTAAAGTTACTGTTTAAAACAATAGTATTGTCTGCTAAATTAATAGTCTCAGAGTTAACTGTAGTGGTTGTACCGCCTACTGTTAGGTTACCTGTAATGTTGATGTCGTCATTAACAGTTACATTACCTGTACCGTTACCACTTAATACT